GTATCTCCGGCGCCTTCGACAACGAACGGGGCCATCCGGCGGTCGCCGTCTTTGTATTCCACTAATACTTTGTTGGTGCCGAAAATGTCACCGGCGCCGGTCGGAAAATAACGGTCACGGAAAAAGCTTTTCTTGGGGACGATTTCCTCGATCACACCAGCCAGATAGTAGCTGTCGAAGATATCAATGTTATTAGGCATGTGTTAATCCTCCTTATAGCTCAATGAAATGAGCTTTTGAAAACGATGTTGCGGGTGCGCAGGGCGTCCAGGTCCGAGTCGGTCAGGGTGTAGGCGTCGGCCACAATGACGTGTTCCGGCGCGAAACAACCGGCACGATAGGCTGGCGCGTTCACGTCGGCCAAACCTACCAGGGTGTCTTCTGCCAGCATGTACGCGGGGGTGATCACTTCACCGCCGCCTGCGGCCGTTCCCAGGATGACGCATTTCCCGGCTTTCACGCCGGCCGTGTGTATACCCAGCAGCGTCCCCGCCAGATAGGTCGTCGGCGCACCCAATGCAAGCATTGTTACGACTTCCACTTCCGTATCCGGACTGATGCCCGTTACCAGGTTGTCGTAACTCAGGTCGTCGACCTTACGGTACAGATTTGCCATTTTGTTCCTCCTCAGTCATGGTATGACGATCTAAAAACGATGTTGCGCTGGCGCAAGGCGTCATTCTCCGCATCCGTCCTTGTGTGGCCATCTTTGACCGTCACGTTTTCCGGGGCAAAGCAGCCCGCGGTAAACACCGGCACATTCACGTCCGCGTCAATGGTGACGGATGTGTCTTCGGCCAGCACATAGGCGGGCGTCAGTACTTCCACGTCCAGCGGCGCAACATAGGTCACACCTTCGGGATTCTCGGCCACAACGGCTGCCAAGGCGCCGGTAGCGTCCGCCTGGGTCACAACAATAACCGCAGCTTCCTCGGCCCTCCCCGCCTTTTGTTCGAGCACCACGGTGGTATCGGTCTTGGTCACGGCATAATCCTCAAAGTCCGCGCCAATCAAGGTTTGCAGTGCCGTACAGTCTCCGTCGATGTCCGCAACCTGCCAGGTTTCGCTCACGGTGTTGGCAGTGTATGTCTTTTCCACGCCGCCCACCGTCAGCTTCAGTGTATCGCCGTCAGCGGCCGCCGTGCTGATGGTGATGGTGTACTTGCCTTTCACGGCCAGCACTTCTATCACGGCCGCCTGAACCTGCGTTCCCAGAATGACGAGCTTTCCGTCTCGGGAACTGTTCGACAGCAGCGCTCCCATGGGCAGCGTTTCCTCCACCGCCAGTTTGCGCAGGATACGCACAGCAACAGCAGGCATGGGAGACATCCCGCTGAGCAGATTTTTGTGGGTGAGTTCTCCCACCAAGCGATACAAGTCTGCCATTCAAATCACTCCTCTTTGAGCGCTTTGGCGTCCGCCCGACCCTGTGCCCTGCGCTCTTCGGGCGTCAACTCTTTGGTTTCGTCATTCGGCGCGGGTGCGGCATTCACCTGACCAGTGCCGGATGCCTGTGTATCCGTCTGCATATCCTTCAGATGCTTTTTCCCGTCCTTCGCCGCGTCCTTGGCAGCCTGGAAGGTCATTTCCTGCGCAGTGCGGGGCTCGCCGTACTTCGCCTGCATCAAGATATCGTCGTCGTACAGTGCGGAAATCTCATCGATCTCCTGAATGCGCGCGCGCTCAGCCATCACGGCTTCCTTGATGCGCGTGTCCGCTTCCGCGTCAGCCGTGACCTTGGCTTCGGCCATGATCTGCTCCACCAGCTCCGCGTGCTGCGTTTTCAGTTCTTCAATCGTCATTGACTCATTACCTCCAATTATATCAGGTGCGTAGGCGTCTATGTCATCTGACGCATCAGCGTCAGGGGCAACGGGGATACTGTCCGGTACAGACAACCCGGACATGTTCAGGGCGCGGCCATTGATAAACAGAGTCCGCTTGTCAGCGCTCGCGGCAAGCTCTACCGGTTCCGCGCCGGCAATCAGCTCATCGGCAAATCCTTTCTCCACCGCTTCCTCGCCGGTCAGGGTGGTGGTTTTTGCCATCATGTCCAGCAGCTCGTCCTCCTCCAGCCCGCACTTGGCTTTGTATATGGCCGCTTGCGAACGATCCATAGCTTTGGAAGACTCGCTGATGCTGTCCATCTCGTCCGCGTTGTAGTAGCCCATCAGCGGTGTAATGCATTTGTGAATCATCACAAGGCTGCCCGGGTTAATCTGCACCGTGTCATTGAGGCCGCTCGCTGCACACATGATCATCGCGCCGCCCGACATGGCCACGCCATCCACGCGGATGGTCTTACGCGCTTTCATTTCCCGCAGCTTATTATGTATAGTCAGGGCTGCATAGGCATCACCGCCCAGGGAATCCAAATGAATAAGGATCTCCTTGGCGCCGCTGAGTTCCTTCAAATCATCCACAAACTCGTCCAGGATGATGTACTTGCCCTCCACGGGCTTATCCGTCCACCAGTCCACGGGCCTTCTTCGCACGATCTGCCCATACATCATGATTTCGGCGACACTGTTTTTCTTGGACATCGAATAACACTCCCGCCGGATGTCCACTCTCGGATTCATTCTTCCTGTTCCTCCTCTGGTTCGTCAGGCGGTACTTCGGGGTCAACCGTCTTATTGCCCGCGGCGTCATCCAGCGCTTCATTCTCGCGCTTGACTTTGGCCACGTTGTCCCACCAATCGCCCGCACCATACTCACGCGTGACCTCTTCGCGGGTCTTGAAGCCCTGACTGACCGCCATAGTGTCCGCTTTGACTTCCTTGACCGGGTCCAAATGCCCCTGCACCGGGCCGATCCAGTGCGCGCCGCACCAGGCTGCGCGGATGCGCGGGTCGCGGAAGAATCCCGGCGCCTTGATGCGCCCCAGAGCCACCGCTTCGGCCAGCCATATTTCATACACGGGCTGGCACAGGTCATCCACCAACCACTTGCGGCGCATGCGAAACGCTTCCCAAGCCTCCATCAGCGCCGCCCTGCTTGCTGAATAGGACGCGTTAAACTCCTTCATCAGCACATCGACGGGGATCTCCAGCGCCGCGCCGACCATTCTGCAAACGGTCTTGGTAAAGCTTTCAAATCCCGTGGTGGGTATGTTCGGACTGCCAAACGTGACCCCCTCACCGGGTGACAGATGGTTGATCGTGCCCGGTCCCATCTCGTGCTCGTTGGGGTTGACGGAGACTTCCTCGTCCGCGCCCCCAACTTCATTAAAAGGGATGCCGGTTTTGTCCGTTTCGGTTGTGATCCAAGCAGAAAAAAAGCTCTGCACCAGTGCCGACATCATTTCCGATTGGGTATAGCGGTTCAGATTCAGCAGCGGTTCAATTACCTGGGCCAGATATGTCACGCCTCGATACTGGTCCGGCCGCTCTGCGTTCATGATGTGCAGGATATTGGGCAGGCCGGTATTCTTTCCATACGCTTCCACACGCGTCCATTTTGCGAGCTGACCGGGTATCTGTCCCGGGTAACTGTCACAAATGTGATAGGCTACTATGCGCCCATTCTTGTCCACCTCCACACCATCATGGATATCATTGCCGTTCTCGTTGTTCTTGCCCTCTGTGTTCCGATAATGCGTATTCATGCCATAGCTCGTCGGTGTACTAACGCGGTCGGCCTCAATCAAGTGCAGCCGCAGGGTGTACGGCTGGGTCGACGTTGCCGGCACGCGCTGGATTAGCGCGAACGTGTCCCCGCTTGTCAGCCAGGACAAGACGCTCAATTGCTGAATGCCCTCGAAGTTGTTGACGCCCGTTGCGTCGCAGTTGTCCTTTTTCCCCGCCCAGATGCGGAACTCATGCTCCACGTTGCGCTGCCATTCCGTGGCGCTTTCGGCAGTCATGTGCAGCTTTTCCCTGTCAACACCCACGTTCAGCGTAAGGCCCGTTCCCACGATCTTGGACCTGTTGGTGTTTATGGCGCTCGTCGCTACCGGCGCCGCCATGTACAGCATGCGCCCTCTTTGGCGCAGCGTCCGGTTGTTCCAGTCGATGTCCTGGTACGGGCTGTAGCTCGGAGCCGTGAAGCCCTTCAGCGCGCGTCGTATCAGGCTGGCCCCGGCTTCCGAGTATCCGCTGGTCTGGGGGACCGCTCTGTGTTCTCCCATGTGTCCCTCCTTACCAGTCACGCGGCACGATGCCGAACGCCTTGCGCGGTTTCGCGCCCGCATCCATTGCTGTCAGTTCGTCTACGCGCTGTTCTGCATCCTTGATCTCATCCCTGATCTTGCCTAGGTCAAAGCGCGTCAGGCTCCTCTCCCCGATCGAGTAGCTCTGCACGCCGCCGTCCACCAGCGCCAGGTAGGCCGCGCGCAGCCCGCTGAGCAGCTCTTTATAAAAAGCCAGCCTTGCGGCCAGCTCCGTGCGGTCCATCATTTAGCTCCTCCTCACCATTCGTCGTAGTACTTCGCCACGCTTTGACGGCTCAGTGTCTTGGCCGGCCGGCTCTCTGTCGGCGTTTGTTCCGGCACGATCCCTTTGTGCATCTGTTTCAAACGTTTATCGACCGCGTCCAGATCCGGCGCCAGTGCTTTGAATGCCGCATTGGCGTAGTTCCGACAGTCTAGCGCCTCATTGCGCTCGTGCCCGGGGATCTTTTCCCATACCCATGGATTCTTGCGTTCTTGCCGGTATACCAGGCGCTCGGATAACAACCCGGTAAAATAAGCCGCACCGTAGCCCGTGCCCTCATTGCGCGGGAAATGGCAGTATTTGCTGCCCGGTTGCTGCACCTTCAGCCCGTCCATGATCAGCTGCTTGCCCGCATCCACACCGATCATGTATTGCCAGGCAGTACCAACAGCCCGTCCGCGGACCACGATCTGTTGCTTTTTCGGCGGTGCCGTATAGGGTATGCCCTCCCCGCCGCGGCCCTTGATCGAAAAGACGCGCTTGGCCAGACGATCGCGCGTCGCCATACGAACGTCCTGCGTAAAATGCCCGCCCTCATCAACAAACGTCATGGAGATGCGCAGCCCGCGCCCGCTCTCAAACCGGTATATGTGGCTCAGAATATCGTCCATCTGCTGCCAGACATTTGGATCATCAGGCCGGCCCATTAACACACCGCGCTTGATGCCCCAGTTCTCTCCAAAATGACCGTGCCCTACCACTTCATACTCCAGTCGGTCATCCTGTGTGTCCACGCCGCAGGTCAGGACAATCACGCCTTCGGGCAGCTCCGCGGTATATTCCTCCCGCCGTGCCATGAAGCTGTCTTCATCCTCCAGATCGCCCCGGTCTTCCCACAGTTCACCAAAGCGCGTGTTATACACGACCTGCAGCTTTTTCGTGCTCCCCAGGGCGTTCAGGTACATCGTAATGATGCTCTCCCACGCCACCCATGGGCTCACGAATGTGTTCAGCCAGAAGGACCGGCACCCTGTTTTATAGGCGTCCGGGTTTTCTGCTATCCACTTGGACGGTTGTTTCTTCATGTCGCCTTCTTGGCTGATGGCCCCACACTCGGGGCAGACGTACCAGATTTCCTTTACTTCATAGCTTTTTTTACCCCTTACCGCTTTCTCGGTTGATGTGTATCTGATATCTGAAAAGGTAATGTTGTTGAATTCCTCGCAGTGCGGACACCGCGTGCACCAGCGTTCCATTGTGCCTTCCAAAAAACTGGACTCGATCGCGCTCGCGTTCTTAATGGTCGGGGTGCTTACTTCCACCGCCTTGGCATTGTAGAACGTGAGCTGCCGCGTTGTCGCAAGGCCCCACGGGTCGCCCTCATTGCCGGCGCTTGTCGCCCAGCGATCACGCTCATCCCCGAACACATAGCGTATCGGCTTGGACGCCAGGGAGTGCGCCTCAGTGCTTCCCGCCATGGTGAGTATTCCGCCCGGGTAGGTCTTGCTGAGAATCGTGTTGGAGCTGTCCCGGCTCCTGGCTTCAGCCACCTTGTAGCGCAGCGTCCGGCTGTCCCGGATCATCGGCGCGATCCTGAGCTTGGAATAGTCCTTAGCGTCAATCGTTGTCGGGTGGATAAACAAGATGCTGCCCGGATCCTGATCGATGATGTACCCGATCATGTTGTTGATCATTTCGGACTTGCCCACCTGTGACGCGGCTACCATGACGATCCGCTTTATCTTGGGATCCGTAAAGGCATCCATCGGGGCGCGCAAATATGGCGTACGATACGTTCTCCATGTACCCGCTTCGGCGCTGGATTCGGAGGACAGGCGCCTATGTTTATCAGCCCATTGTGTCACGGTTAAATCGTCCGGATGGCTGTACGCCCTGGAGCGGCTGGCCACGGCGTTCAGACCTGCGGCGCCTTCTTTAGAAATCATCGTCCGCGTCGGTACCCAGAATGTCCCAGTTCATACGGCCCCGCACCTTTTCTTCGTACTGAACAGGATCATACCGATGCCGCTTGAGTTCTTCCAGCCCCTTGTAGCATTCCTTCTTGATAATCTCGGCGCACAGTGCCGCGTCCGCGCCCGTTGCATTGGCCACATCCACAGCCACGCGCCCCGGCAGTGCCATCATTACCGCGCGAATGGCGTAACCCATGTCATCCCAAAACTCCGCCACATCATCCGCACGGTGCATTTTGCCCTGCATCTCCTGGGCTTCAAGCCTCGCAATCGTCGCTTTCGACGTTTTGAGCATGGCCTCAGCCACACGCGTTGTCCGCTCGTGCTTCTTGTCATCGTCCGTCAGATCGCCTTCGGTCCGGTCTTCCAGCATGCGGCAATAGGCCGACATGCTCTCTCCGGCATCATACAAGCTACCGTGGGGCGTTGCGGCCTTATTCAATATCCCCTGGCTCGTCAGCTGACCAATCCACTGGTTGCTTTTGCCGGTTGCCGCACAGATGTCCGCCGTCTTGACATAAACTTTGGTCCCGGCCGCCAGCACATACACCGCGCCGTCCTTTACCACTGCGCACTGTTTCGCGCTTGCCATCTGCTCAGCTCCTTCCTCCTGCACACAATCATCCCCGCTTTTTTGTCCAGCCCGTACGGCCTGCTTGCATTTGCCGCTTGATACCAAACGGCGCGCCGGGGTCCCGCCTCCCGAAAAGCTAAATGCGCGCCCGCCCCGCCTTCACACCGTTGCCGGTGTCAAATCTCATTAGTGCTTCACACACTCACTCCCTTTCGCTGTTGCTTTTCAATTAAAGTTCCCAATTTTCCCCCCTCTATCTGATTGATTATCGGGGTCGCCGAGCC